GTCAGTTGACCCAAAAACAGACTCAAAATGATCAAAAGATGAAAATCTTACTGGAATAAATGCGGGGCCTCTTCTGGCAGGGCCAATGATTGTGGCGGCGCTGGTTGTCGGTTCAGTAAACTGTTGCGCGTGAGGGGTATCTTCGGACCTCACTGTAACTGAAGGACTATTGTAAACTGGCATCTCTAACTCCTAGCGGCTATATACTCTACTTATCATCTAGATGAAGGTCGCTGAGGTTGGTATTCATCCTATTCTAATCTTACTTGTCGATTGAAATTATTAAATCATCTAAAATTGAATAAAATAAAACCCCCAAGTGCCCAAAACACAAGAGGGTTCTAAAACAAAACTCTTAAGACGACGAAAGTCTAGTACTGCAAGACGCAGTTATCAAATCTTATTGTCAGAGAAATCTCTGTCGGGTCTGATGCTCCGTAGTCTAGATCTCCAAAAGATGCTGCAGTTAAGAAGGCACCTTTAATATCCCAGAGCTCAACAACTGTTCCAACTGGATCGAGAAGCTTAAGCTGACAATCGCGCTTGTAGAAATCAGCATAGCCGCCGCGGCCTGAGACTGATTCAAAGTGAGTTCTTATCCATTCCATAACCTGCTGGGCTCCTGATGGAGCAATTGGGTCGTGAAGCGTGCAGCTTAGTGCGTCAAATTTAGTTTTTCCTGCGACATATCGCGTATGATTGATGTAGCTTATTTCCTGCTCTTCTGTATTAATAGTTGGACGAGCAGCCGTCTTCATCAAAAATGCGTCAATACCCTCAATTGCGAAGACCCAGCGAAACTTTCGCTTCGGCTCGAACTTGTTGGGTAACATATCGGTAACTGGTAGTGTTTCTGCCATTTTTATCTCTCCTTAAGAGTTTAAGAGTTTTACCTATCTAAGTATCTCAATTCTGCCTTTTTTAGATCTCGGCGCCTGCATTTGTTACGACAAAATCTAGGCTGATGAATTCTACGGCACGCGTGGGTTGCAAGTAGATCTTGCCCCGGATGGTGTTATTTTCGACATCTGCCTGTGTTGTGGTTGTTGTATCAATCTGAACTTTAAACCGCTCTATTCCTTGCTGGGCCTGGATTCTTGAAAGAATTGGGGTTACTGCATTTGAGAATTTGGTGAGCGTATCCTCTCTATTTGGTTCGAATAGGAGGGTATTTGCAACGCCTCGGACTGATCTTCTTACTTCAATCAGGAGCCTTCTAACATTAACTCTATCCAGTGAACTTTTGTTCGCCAAGAGCGTCTTTTGACCGTAGACGACAACTTCAGGGGTGTGACCGAAAGAAGCAAGTGGATTAATGTCTACAGCGTATAGTTCGTCAAGGTTTGCTTGATTTAGCTTCACTTGGGACTCTAATACAGATGTTAATCCACCTCTATTGAATCCTGCAGGTGCATACCAAGGATGGGCTATAGCGTCATTATAGCTCAAAGCTCCTAGAACAGCAACTGAAGGCGGACACTGGACATTCGTCTTTGTAGAAGGATCAGTTATTACCACGTCGGGAAAGTAAGCTGCTCCGAATGATGAGTCCATGTTTCTATTAGCAAATCTAGTCACTGTGTTAGAAACATTAATTATTTGATCAGTTGAGGAGGTTACGTATGAGCTAACAGTGTCTTTTTCCTCAATATCCATTATGTAAAGTGCATCGAATCGGCGCTCGGTCGATTCGACAGCGTAGTCTGTAATAGATTCATGCCTGAGGCCTGGTGTTGCCAAAACTTTAATATCGACGTCTGATTTCTCTTCCATTACGTCGATTGCTTTTCTAAGAGCTGCTACTGTTGGTCCCTTAATGCCACCCTGGTTGCTCGAGTCATCCATTTCTCTTCTTACAGCATTATCTCTGAACTTTGCCTTGTCTTTATCAAAGACGTTAACACCATCGAAACCTCCCTGAAGTGGGAAAGTGAACTTGAGATACTTTCTAGAAGGAAGATGGGCAAAGTCTAATGCCGGATCAATAAGCCTGGAAGACTGGCCAGCGGTTCCAAAAATATCTGTCATTGTAGAGTTAGCTGTTCCGTCTCTACGATAGGCTGCAACTGCCCACTGTTGAGGATCAGGCTTGCTGCTAGTATCAGTTATTACTTCGATTCTTTCTAGCGAGAACAGGTTATTGTTAAATCTATCAGCATCAAGAACGGCGCCGCCAATATCTGTTACCCCTTCATTATCTCCGGCCCAAACGTTCTGATCTGATTCAAGATGGTGTGGGAGATATCTTACAAAGCTTCTGATCGACTCATCTAAGACTTCGAGGGCATTTGGTTCTGATAGGTTCTTTTTCTTTTCAAACTGGATTCCCCACGTAAGACTTGCATCTGCTTCGATTCTTTTTCCAGATCCTCGTGAAATATTGTCTCTCATAGGAATTGGGAACTGTACTACGTTTTGGAAAGAACCAGAGAATGAGTTCATCGCTAAACGAAGATGATGGTCATCTGGGTCAATCGATCCTCGGCTTACGTGGTTTTGACGAGCTGATTCTCCGCTTCCAGAAAGTGTTCCTGACAATACTGATCCGAGGCCACCGGTGTCGCCTGCGGCGCCTGATGTCACCATGTGGTATAGGCCTCGAAAGCCTACTGGAAGTGCTGAATCGTCTATGGCACTTTCGTCTAGAGCTTCTGATGTTTCAACTCTAATATATTGTGACATATTAGGATATATTCCATCGATGACCAGCTTTTGGGCGCCTGCCTTCTTATCGAAGTCATAAAAAGTATGTGTGTCACCAATGGCTCTAGCAATGTACCTATCACTAGATGGGTCTAAATCGATTCTATTGTACTTTTCTAGAACTTCTGGCTTTACATCAGAATCATCAAACCTACGTACAACTAGATCAAACGATCCAAACTTTCTATTCTCATTCGTTGAACCAATAATGTTCTCGATTGTAATTTTAAACGTGTCAGATCCAGCTTGTCCGTCATCAAGAGCATGTATCCTAAACAAATTCTTATTTTGGCCGCCGAACTGCTGTGATACTACAAAGGGCGAGAAAGCTGTTCTGAATCTATCTTCGAAGCCTTCGAGGTTGATATTACCTAGAACTGTAGAAGATGACTCAGAAGAATCATTTCTTGACCCTGAGGACGGTAGGAGAAAAGCTGTTGCATATTTCTTGCCTGCTGATCCGTCGTCTTGACCGGAGCCTCTGGTGTCATCCCAGTATGTCGCACCTGATCCTGTTGGAACTGCAAAAGATTTGTGTATCTGATAGTCTTGGTATAGATAATGTCCGGCTTCTTCGATCTTTGTAGGATCGGTATTGAACATATTCCTAAAGTTATTTGGAGCATCTTGCTCAAATGATGCAGTGATCACGTTAAGGTATCCATCAGAAACCTTGTGACCGTTTAAGAGCATTACAAACTCTTGTTTATCACCAGAACCTGTTATGATATCGCCTACGGCACAGCCTCTTTCAATACCTTCCTGCTGGTTGGCAACGCCAGGCGTTCCTTGAGCTAAGGCACCTTTCGAGCTGAGCGCAGTTATAGATGTATTGAGAGTTGGCACGACCCCAGATGGGAACATTAAAATTCCTCTTACAATTGGCTGTGCTGTGACGTCATGGCCGGCAGTAAAAGAATCCCCAACGGCGATATCATCGGCAGACATATTCCCGTCTGCGCCATTCTTGGCTATAGTAATGGTTGTATTGCCTGCTTCTCCGCCTGTGTTCTGTGTTATTGTTATAACATTGGTGTCGACAGCGGTTGCAGTAAAATCGTCATGGAGGCTGATGGCAGCGGCGATAGCGAGGGCTTGAGCTTTGTTGCCGGCGGTATCACCAGAGAGGGTGTTTCCGGCAGCAAACGTTCCATCCGTGGAAGCACCAGACGTTGTGGTCATGGCATTGTCACTAGCATGACCGGTAATTGTGACTGTATCACCACCAGCTGTAACAAACGATATTTGGGCGTTGTTTGTGATCTCGCCGGCATTGAGGATTGTTACTGATGCTGTTGCTCGGAGGGTTCCTTTTTGTATTCCTGCATCACTAAGAAATGAGCTGCCAGCAGATTCTGACATGAAACACCCGAGTACAAAAGATCTTCCTAGCTGCCCTGGGCCTGTGGTTGAATGTGCATATGGGTTTGTTCCAAAGTTTCCGTTGGCCTGGACCTGCTGTGACCCCACGACAAAACCTGCACTGGCGACTTTTCCTGATGTTGCACGTGCCTCAGCATTGCCTATGCCTAAGACTCT